GTATGTATTTTTAGTTTGCTTTGCCATTTTTCAGGAGTTTTCCTAATTCGGCAGTAGAACCAACAAATATGGCTTTGTCGATATTGGTGTTATTAGTTTCTTTTTTAACACCTTCCATGTCACGAATTTCTTTTTGTATTTTAAGAAGTCTATCATTTGCCTCTGTCATATTTTTTAACAGAGTTGCATAAACTTCAAAGGCTCTTGGGTGTTGACCTGCTTTTGCAATGTTAAGTATTTCTTCCATTGCATCTTTGCCTTGGTCTATAATGCCTTGTAAATTTTCTTTTGATTGCTGATAAGCATCAGTCAAATCTTGTTTTAAATCTGGCTCATTATAATGTTGCTGTAACACTACCGGTGCCTTTTTTTCTTCTGGCATCGTTGGCGTCACATCAAATATTTCTTCCATTTTTTTATCAAATTCACTCATAGTAAAAAATCCATCTTATGTTAACCTTACTTTTACACTACCACCTGAAACATAATACAACGATCCTATGGCAACAGAATTATTGGCCGCATCTGCATCGTCAACATAAGGACCATTAACTGTTATTGTAAAAGAATTTGCCGCATTGTAAGCTGCATTTGCGTGTATAAAAGCAGAGTTGCCTATATTTCTAGCTGTAGAATCTATAAGAGGTATAGTGTTTGCATAATTAAATGCAGCTTGTGCCAATGCAGTTACAGTATTAATTGAATTGCTAACATTAGCAATACTTTCTTTTGTATTTGCAAACGCAAGAATAGTATTACCAAATTGTGGATCTAATCTGATTGCATCTGCTAATTCTTTCAATGTGTCTAATGCACCAGGAGCACCACCAAGTAAAATGGTTGTTGCATTAGATACTGCGGTATTTACATACAATTCTGTTGCAAGTCTGGAACCTCCAGCAGTTACACCGTCATGAACTGAGAGTGTTTTTCTGGTAAGATCAACAATAATTTCACCATTGGATGCAACAATTGTATCGGTATTTGAACTATGATATCTTCTAAATTGTAAGGTCTTTGACATTTTAATACCTTTTTTGTAAATCTAAGTCTGTGTTTTTTAAGGATAAATTATCTTGTAATTCTTCAGCACCAAATTGTACGTGCAAATCTCCAACTGGTTCTATTTCATCTCTTTCATTAATTCTGATGTCATAATCAAAATCATTATTTCCATTTGCTGTTAATGGATTTGGACGAATGTCTATTCTAGCCATTAATGCTGGAGAAACTTCATAAGATGTATAGGTGTATTTGGCACTAGACTCTGCGCCAATAACTGTTTTGTCTGATACAAAATTTCCTTGTATATTTTTTATTTTTAATATTCCGTTTTCCCAACTTTCTACTATTCCACTTGCAGTAGCAGATTGATAAGTATAACCTTGATAAACAAACTCTCCAATTTTATAACTACCAATTCCTGATGCAGCCATATCAAATCTCACAATATCTGTTGATTGCAATCCGTTCAATATATTTGTGATTGAATGTTTGATTAAACCACCAGTATCAGATATTTTACCAAATATAAATCCTTTAACCGTAAAGTTAAGAGTCCAAATAATCATTCTTGTTTCTGAATTTTTATCTCCCTCATAAACAATATCATGCGTTGCAGAATTTAAAATAATAGGCACTTCTTTTGTTATACCCATTTCAGGTATAAGATTTAACTTAATAGTATAATCTGGTGTGAAATAAGGAAGTATGTGTTCTATGATTTGTGTACCATCTTCCATATTACGAACATATATGTATAAAGAAAAATCAAAATTGTATGGTACTGGATTATATTGTGACACAACACCTTCAGAAGTTCTTGCAAATTGTTTTATATTAGTGTTTTGTTTTCTTGTTACATCATAAGATAAACCATTCATTTCAAATGACATACGAGGTAGTGCAATTTGAACTTTTTTCTGCAAATCTGGATCATCTTCTAATCTTCTAACATACAATTCTTTTGTTGCATATGTTAAAGGTACCAATACTCTTTGCTGTTCTGATCGATCTGGATTATAACGAACAAGAGTTATTTTGTCGAATAGGCTACCAAAACCTACGACCATTTTTCTTATCATTCTATTGTAAGTTATATCAGCCATTATAGATTACCAAAAGGATTAGATTCAGAGAAATCAATTATTGAATCTGATTCTGTTTTAATTGTTTTATTTCCATAAGATTCATCTGAAACATTATCTAAGTACGGATCATATGTAGTCAAGAAATATTGAGCATTACTTGTAACGCCAATCACTCTCATACTTGTTGCAAAAGTACCTTTAATAGTTGTGATTGACAATATATTTTCGTTTGGTGACCAAGTTTGAACAACTGCTTGACATATAGCATTTGCATATGTTCCATCATTTGATTGATACACAACTTCATTTAATTGATATGTGCCACTACCAAGGCCAGTATTGAGTTTAATTGTATACGCATCTTGCTCTACAATAACATCAATTTCTTCATTACCAGTATCAATGACTTCTTGTGAATACTTGAATTTCTCTAGTTTCAATTCATAGAAATATGGTTGTTTGCGGCCCAACATATGAAAATCTTTTGACTGCTCTGCAAAAGTAATTTCATACAATTCGCCGGTACCATTTAAAAATGGCACATAAACAAGATCACCTTCACGGGGTCTTGTCATTATTGTTTGTGGTACTCTCTGTGCAAAAGAACGTTTTGATAACATAACATTCACAGAATCTTTAATTTCTAAACCAAACTTAGAAAAAAATTCTTGCTGACCTTGGTAATCCAATGGGTCAGAAGAAAGATACATTTCTAATGGATATGCAGATTGAAACTTCTTAATAGGATCTTCACCGTATAATAAATCTCTTGCAATATCATTATCATTTGGCAAATAGAATGCCTCAAAGCCCATGATCTTGATAGATTCAACTATTAAATCTTCAATGACCCTTTGTTCTGCATTAGAATTGTAGTTGTTGAAATAAAGATTGGTTGGCATTTAATTCATAAACCATTCTAGCGGTGCACCATATTCGGATTGCATTTCTGTTTCTAGTTTTTCTATTTCACCAACGGCTTCTTCATAGATTTTATCGCCGTTCATTGTGACACCACCTGGCAATTGTAAGCCGGAGAATTTTTTGAGGTTATTTCCCCAAGTTCTTTTGATTAGTGCCGTTGTGTACTCTTTCATCCAACGGTCATTCCATACTCTATTATAAACGGAAGGGTCAATATTGGCATAACACTCTGATACCACTACCATTCCTACTGGTGCCTGTGAAGTTCCCCAAGACCATTCGATAAAGAGTTTCTGCATATGTCTCTGGAAACGAATAGGAGTCTCTCCAGAGAACATCAACTCTAGAGATCTAAGGTGTTGCATGGTCAAAGTATAATTCACGTAGGACGCTGAGGTGAAGTCATACAACTCATTCAGTCGGAGTTGGTATCTCAGGTCAAACATATTAAAAGTGGCAAGCGAATCGTAGATTGGAAATATTCTGGTAACACCAACGACATCCAAATTATTATTTGAACTGTCTCGAACTTGGCTCATATCCAAATATTTCTGTTGGACATCTCCAGAAGTTAATCTGCGGACATAGTAGATTTTTTGTAGACCATCAAAATGATAATCTTGCCAGTATTGAAGTGCATCATCAATACGATCCTCTATTTGGTCGTCATCGACATTAATCTCAATTACCGGGAATCCTAGTCTACGCAGACAATAATCTTTGAAGGTTTTTCTGTCAGTAACAGCAGGCATAGTGATCTCCTAATATAGGTGTATTTATACCTATTGTTAAATCACTTGGTATACTGATCCCACCATGTTTCCCAAGGTATGTAGGGGTCTTTTTGAGTGTCAAATTGCATATGTAAAGCTAAACTTTGTATGGGACTGAATCTTAAAGTATGGTTTTTCCAAACATTACATATTGTGTTTCCTTCATGCACATATTGTTTATTTGGGTCAGAGTAATCCGGAGAATATTCTTTGGCCAATTTTTCAAAAACACTCCAATGTTCTTTTAATATTTTAGGTCTCACCATAAAAGTGTTTGTTGTCCATATTCCTGTTTTCCAATGTCTACAGGTACCATGAACAACATAACAAGGATTCATATGTGGTGGAACATAGTCATCTGGCATATCAAAGGGATAAATGCAAATGTCTTGTCCTGAATTTTTCTCAAACAATTCAAAACAGTCTATCATTTCTGTTAAGGCTGAAGAACAATGTAAATAGTCATCTTCTACCGAATAAATCAAATCCGATTGTGAATCTCTACATTCTTGAAATTGCCTTAAAGCCGAATGGTTATAACCTTTTTCATTCAAATTTATGACCGTAGAAGGATAAAAACTAGTTTTTCTAATCTCATTCAATTCTTGTAAAAATTCTAAAGAACTATGGTCATCTATTACTTTTATAGATATTAAATGGTTTTTAACTAAATTGGCAGAATTTATTAAAGATTTAAAACAACCAAGAATTAATTCTTTTTTATTTTTATTACAATACCTTTGTCTATCAGTATGTACATTTGACTGGTCATGTGTTCTTAATATTATTTCTATTTTCATGCTATAATTAATTTACTATCCTCTAGAGCTTCATTTGGTGTTTTGTCTTTGAATAAAACGGCAATAATTTCTCCACCATCTGCCTTTATATAAGATTTTATATTCAAAGAATTTAATATTGTTTCCATAGATTTTTTAGTAAAACCTGTCTTGTGACACATACCATCACCCCAAGATTCTACAAATCCTCTATGACCATATATCATATCTATAACTGATACTTCTCCTGCTGAAGAATCATAAACTTTTCCTAATAAATCATTTTCTATTCTATGTGCAATTGAACCTAAATCTGGAACTCTAATGACAGCAAAACCAGTATCTTTCAATACACGCAACATACTATTGAAAACTTTAGGTAAATCATGCCAATAATTATGCTCAACAACATGAGATGCCCAAACTGCATCAACAGAATTATTTGGTATTTTTTGCAAATCCACTATTGATGTAATAATGTCGGCTGTTTCATTTTCAAAAGCATCAACACGAATTTCTTTCCAATTGATAAAATGTTCCGATTGTGATTGTAATTTTGTTTTTCCACAACCAACATTTAATACTACTGGAACATTTGATTCAAAAAGTTCTTGATTTTCTTTTCTTTCAAATTTAACATTATTATCTGCGTGTTTATTCCACCATAATTCCCAATCGATATATGGATCCTTTTCTTCTTCAGATTGAAAGTGTAGAGCTAAAGATGGTAACGGAGACATAACAACGTAGTCTCTTTCTTGCCATAGTTTATTTAATGAGTTATCTTCTAGTTTAGGATCATGTGGATCACCAGTAGAACATTTTTCAAATAAATCCCATTCTTTTGTTATAACACTATGATGTGTCATAAAGGTACAAGGTACTTGATATGTTTGCCTCCAATGCCTATCTGGACCTTGTACGATTCTTACTGGTACAATATTCTTATCCCAATATCTGTATGGATCATTATAGTGTAAAAGAGATAATGGTTTTTCAAATCTAGGAGAAAATTTTAACCATTGCCTAACCAATTCATAATAACACAACTCATCAAAAAGGTAGTCATCTTGGACTTGCATTACCAAATCTTGGCCCTCATCTCGAAGATTTACGTAACATTCATTGAGAGAAGCCATAAGGCCTTTTCCTTCAATGTGTTTTAATGTTGTTGTAAAATTTGCCAAACTAAGATTGGTTTTTAATATATCTATTGCATCTTCACTCGAATGGTCATCAAATACATTTAGTTTAAATGTAAAATTTGGAAATTTTTCATATGCATAATTAATGGATTTAATTAAAGAACGAGTGCAACGTTTAATTATTTCTGTTTTATCGTTGCATCCATATCTTTTAAATTTAAATTCATCGTATGGTTTAAAATTATCTTGATTGTTAGATAAATTGTGTGTTTGTAGAGCTATCAAAAAATTCATAATTATTTTGCTTTCTTTTTTTCCTCTCTGCGTTTATAGGCATCTTTTAGTTCTTGTATTGTATATCTTCCTGGTTTATGTGTTTGTAAGAGCATTATTGTAGATTCTGCAACATTACATTGTGTATGTAAAGCAAATTCTAATTGATCCTCTGTGATCTGTTTATCTCTTAACATTTCCATCCATTTACCAACATAAATGTATTTTGTATCACACAAATCAATATCGATACCTTCTTCTACGGAAAGAGTGCTGTCTGATCTTCCAATTTCAATACCTTCAACAGTTACCCTTTGATCAAATAATCTAAATGTTCCTGGTGTAATTGGTCGTTTATGTGTTGGATCGTCCCAAGCATGATCACACCTATGGTGTGGAACTTGAACTTCCCATACCGCACCGTTTTCAGAAACTCTGTACATTTCTTTAACAATATCAACAAGAGATACTTTATCGTTACCAAGATGTTCGAGAATATCTTTAGCCACAATGTGTTGAAATTCGTCATCTTCAAATGGCCATGGCAATTGATTAAGGTCAACTACCATATCTGGTTCACAAACATCTGATGCATCTACATTTAAATATCCATCAAGTTTGAAAAAACCACAACCAAGATTCAATCTCTTTGTTGGTTTATCATGGCAAGCATGAACAATTACTGGTAAATTAAATTTGTCCTCAAATTCTGCATACAATTCCTGAAATGTTTCATCCCAAGTTTTTGGATTTTTTTGTCTAAACAGACGAGCTGTTTGATAATATGGTGATGTTTTACTTTCTGGTGCTTTGTGAGCCCATGTATGATAAGGAAGAATAGGTGTAATAACCCATGTTTCTTTACCTAGGGCTGCGGCCGCATGAGCAATACTGGTACATGAGGTAATGATTAAATCTAAATTCATCATTGCAGCTAAAGTATCTTCCCATGAAATTAGAAGATGTTGCAAATCAATAATGTTTTCAGGCAAATCAATAATATTTTGATCTCTTTGTAAAGAGTACAATTGTACTTGATCGTATTTTGCCAACTCAGTTAAAAAATTAGGAGGAAATCTTCTAAATTGTTGGTGTTCAAATTTTGGATTTCCTGCCCAACGAATACCAACTTTAATTTTATCTGAATTGATTACATTTTTCCAAATATCAATACTTTCCTGTTTTGCATTTAAATAAGTTTCATTTGGAAAATTTTCAAAGGTGTGTCCTGCAATCCATCCTGCGGAAAATCCAGGTACCCAATAATCATGTTGTACTGTATGTGCAGCATTTCTTAAAATTACTCCATCGCAACCATCAATTCTTTCAAAAATAGATACCACTTCTGGTGAAGCTGCCAAATAAACTTTATCTGCACCTAAATCTTTATATGACTTACAAAATCTTGCATGAATTATTTCATCACCAAAACCACCTTCGAGAGAAATGATTATTGATTTCCCTTTTATGTTGTGTTCTTTTGGATTGTAAATCGGTGCGGAAGTTTTTAATGGAGGTGATCCATAAACATTAATAAATCTACCAGATTCTAATAACTGACAGCCAGTTTGATAATCTCCATCTTGTAATAAAAACCATCCACGATTAAAACTGTGTCGTGTCCACATTTCATGATTACCAAGTTTACCTTCGGTATCTGGTATATTTTCTGGACCTAAATTTTGTAACTTGTCTGATATACTTCTAGCTTCTTCAAATTTACCATCAAGCATCAATTTTAATTCATTATCAATATCATGCATCTAAATCTCCTATAATCAAATAAAGACCATATATTATATATGTCAGATAATAATCGATGTATTACCTTGTTCGCCGATTCTGTAAGCTGTATTTGCACCAGAGTATAGTTGTGCTCTATTGTTTCCTTTATATACAACTTCCAAATAATTGTTATTTACAATGGTACCATTTCCTAATTGGCCACTATCATTTAATCCTGCACCCAATACATGAGTTATTCCGGAACTATCTACTCCCATCACTAATGTGCCTTCACCTTCTGCCGCAATTATTGTTGGACTTATTTGATTTAAAATGCCAATTTGTTCTGGTGTGAATATGGCATTGTTTGTTGCACCATAACCATAGTTTCCTGGACCATATTGATTAATTAAACCTACTACGTTATTGCCCCAACCATACAAATTACCATATGCAGTTTGACCTACCATTGTTCCAAAGCCCGCATTAACCATAGTCCAACTAGAAGTGCCAATTTGCACAGCGGATGACCTGGCAGTTATGGAAGTTCCTAGTCCTAATATGCCAGTATTGCCTGTGCTGGTACCCCAAACATATAATAAATTATTCGAAGAAATTGCAGATGTTGCTGAGAATCCAGCAGAAACATATTTCCAAGAAACTGTATTATCATGTGCTATAACAGCAACCGGCGAAGATTTGTTTTCTGTGGTACCATTACCTAATTGTCCAGAAGCATTTAATCCCCATGCATATAACGCAGAATTTGTGTCAATTGCAGCAACGTGTGATGGGCCAGCAGATATAAATGACCAAGAAGAATTGCCAATTTTAACTGGTCTAGACTTAGAAACTGTCGTACCATCACCAAGGACACCTACAGTACCAACACCCCAAGTATATAGTGAACCCTCTGAAGTTAAACCAACAGTATTAAAATCACCAACACTTACAGATGTCCATGAATATGGAGTATAACCTTTATATGTTGTACCAACTTGAATTGGTGAAGATTTATTTGACAAATTACCTAAACCTAATTGACCAACATTATTTAAACCCCACGCAAATAATTCTCCTTGTGCATCTATAGCTAATGATCCTTTAAATCCAGCATCAACAAAAGTCCATGAAGATGTACCAATTTGAATTGGTGAAGATTTGTCTGTTATAGTATTATCACCGAGTGAACCATATTCATTTGAACCCCATGCAAATAATGCTCCATCAATTGTTGTTGCTAAAGCATGATCATTCATGCTTACTGATGTCCAAGAAGAAGTACCAATTTGTACAGGTGAAGATTTATCTATTGTTGTTCCATCACCTAATTGACCAAAATTGTTTCTACCCCATGTAAATAAAATTTTATTTGAACTTAATGCTGCAACATTATTTGCAGCAGCAGAAACAAATGACCATGAAGATGTACCTATTTGTACTGTTGAAGATTTTGCAAGAGTTGTGCCATCACCGTGTTGGCCAAAATTGTTTTTACCCCAGGCATACAATGCACCAGTAGTTAATATACCAAGTGTATAATCATTTGCAGATGACACTATTGACCAAGATGCTCTTGTCGCAATTAAAACGGGTGAAGATTTGCTGATTGTGGTACCATCACCAATTGTTCCGTTATTTGCGGTGACAGAACCCCAACCATATAGATAATTGTTTGTTGCAATATAGAAAGTATTATTTGCACCAGCACTTACAGTATTTCCTGATTGTGCTACAACAACAGGAGTTGTTCTATTTGTAGCTGACAAATCACCTAACTGTGATCCAGTATTTAATCCTGTTGTTAAAACAATATTCTGTGTAACAAAGGCAGAAGTATTTGCACCTGCTGATATGCCAGTAACTTCTGGATATCCAAATGGTTGCAAACTAGAAACAGCTGAATTTCCAAATAATGTTACTGAAACATTATTATTTGAAGAATCAATTGCTGTATTTGCTGCACACAGTAGTAAAGCAGTATTTGCATTTAAACCTGGTGCTGAAGTTGGAACAGTATAAGTGTTTCCAGTATATAAAGCTTCACCTATTAATAATCTAAAGTTGCTTATGTATCCTGTAAACATAGATGTTGAACTAAAATAATTTCTACCAATTCTAAAATAATTACCAGTAATATTATATGAACCACTACCAGTTGACGAGTTTAAAATTCCATTTGTATATAATTTTACTGTAGATCCTTGTCTTGTAAATGCAATATGATTCCAAGAGTTTGCTGTTAATTGTTCTGTTCCAAATATATCAAAAGCTCCTACATTTGTAAAATCAATTCTTCTTGTACTATTATTATAATTAGCAGTTAATTCATCATTTGAAAATACGTATTGAGACGGATTAAATGTATTAGCACTAGCAGTAGGATAAATCCATGCTTCAATTGTATAATCATTTGTGCCAATTACAGTTGATGAATTTGCATTAGTATCGGCATAGTCTAAATTTCCATCAAAATATATTGAGTTATTTAATCCAGGATTTAATACAGATGTACTATATGTAAGTGCAACAGCAACAGGAAATGATTTGTTAATTGTTGAACCGTCACCAACTTGACCAAATCTATTATTACCCCAAGCATATAATTTATTGGTGTAATCAACAGCAATCATATGTGAACCACCAACACTCACTGCTTTCCATGATGAAGAAATTTGTGCAGGATTTGATCTAGATAGAGTTGTTCCATCACCAATTTGCCCAAATATATTATTTCCCCATGTATATAAAGTGTTGGATGTTGTAATGGCTGCAATGTTATTGGCACCAGCACTTATATAAATCCATGAATCATACACAAAATATGCAGAATTTTCATTTGTCGAACTAATCATTGATGGCGTTGATCTATAACTTGTGCCATCACCTAATTGATAAGTTGCAAAATAGCTTTGAAATTCATCTTGTTGGCCAGAACCCCAAGTAAATATAGAACCATTTGATGCTACGGCTGTTACTGCTTCTTCACCTAATGATATTTTACTCCAAGTTGTTGTGCCAATTATTTTTTCTGGATATTCTAATGTTTCTGTAGAATTGTTGGCTAAGTAACCAAGACCATTGTATCCCCACATGAACAATTGTCCAGCATTTGTAACGGCACCACTATAAAATCTTCCAGCACCAACAGTCATAGTATCACTTAATGGTGTATATTGTGTTGTAAATGGATTTTCACCTGTTATTTGTGGATTAAAGGTGCCAGAAATAATCTCTGGTATAAGTTGATATGTACCATTTGAATTATCAACAAATCTATCTGATTGTGCGGAAACAAAAATTGTATTGCCGCCAGAAGTAGATGTTAATGGAGCAGTAGGTACTGTATATGTAGAACCAAAATAAGGTAAAGTGTTTCCTAATATCAATCTAAAGTTTGATATATTACCTTTAAAAGTGATTGCATCATTAACGCTCGATTGATCATTTCTTCCTAATCTAAATTGTTGTCCAGCTTCGGTCGTATAACTGCCCCAGTTTCTTGTTATAGAATTGTCTTTAGTACCATTAACATAAATAGAAATTTCTCCTGTATTTGCACTATAGACGCCGGCAATATGATGCCAAACATTTTTTGTTATAGGATTTAAAGCTCCAACGCCAAACCAATTTGTTGAGGGGCTATTTGTGTTTGTACAATATCCTACCCATGGGTATAAGTTATCAACCGATGTGGAAGAACTTGGAGTAGAAGTATTTGCAGATGAAGTTAAAGATAAAAATAAAGCATTTTGTAGTGATCCATTATTAATATGTGTAACAATAGGACCTCCAATATCTTCATCTCTTAAATAAACAAAACATTCAACTGTTAAACTTCTACTTGGACTTACAGATAATCCTGTTACATTAAAGTATGCAGTATGTTTTTGAGAACTATAATATCTAATAGAATTATAATTTGTATCATTTGTTCTTAAAGATATATTTCCAATTTTAACCGGTCTGGATCTATTGGTAAACGAACCATCTCCAAGTTGACCAAAAGCATTATAACCCCATGCAAACACATTATTATTAGCCGATTTTGCTACAGAGTGAAATTGTCCTAAAGATGATTCGGACATCTCTAAAGTTGATAAATTTGTTAATACAGGCGTAGATTTGCTTACAGTTGTACCATCTCCTAGTTGGCCATAAAGATTATAACCCCATGTGTATATAATATTAGAGGTCGTAATTGCGCTAGTATGCAATGCAGATTTACCAAAATTAATAAATTTCCAAGTTTCATCACCTACTGCTGATGGTAAAACTCTTGTTATTGTTGTGTTTGTCCCTAATTGTCCATAGTTTCCTTCACCCCAAACCATCAATATATTTGTGTTAGAGATGTAAGCTGATGAGTTTCCTCCTGCGGTTACAAAAATAGCATTTGCTGAAAGAGGGTTACTAAATGGAGAAAATGAAGTTGCAAATATTGCACCTGCAGGATTATTAAATTCAGATCCACTATCAAAATTTGAACCATTTTTATTATACACTATAAATGAATTATTTGACGCATCATATAATGTGTTAGCTTTTTGTTTAATTAATAATTGTGTATTTGTAATATTTCCTAATTCAGATGTTGATGGTGTAAAATTAGCTGTATATACTGCCGAATTTGATACAAATCTAATTTGATTATAATAATTGGTAGAATAAGTTCTACCGCCCGGACCTTCAGGAAAACTTTTAATGGATAGCCATATTGCAGTATTGCTATCACGATAATCTGCAGCTATAGGATCAATTCTTCCTGTTGCACTTGATACTGAAGCTCCTGCTTGACCATCAACATAAGCAGTCAGAGTGTTTGAATTTCTAACTAATGCAATATGATACCATCTATTGGTTTCTAACGTTCTATTTGCAGGGAAATTTGCAGTATATGTTGCACCCGTTGATCTAATATAAATTCTACCTAAATTATATTCTAATTGTATTCCAATACTAGATGTAGGAGCTCCTGGCCAATACATGGATGATCCATATGTATATAAAGAACCAATACTTGTATTGTTCGCAGTTAAATAAACCCACATCTCTAATGTAAAATCACCACTTGGTCGAAGTTGTGGATATAATGTATTTGATCTGTTGGTATCATCAGCTATTTTTATATAAGTTCCACCACCATTCATATAGAATGAATTATTTGTTTGTAATAATCTTGGAGGGTTAATTAGTGTACTAATTGCAGTTGGTGTTGATTTTGAAACTGAAGTATTATCTCCTAGTTGACCAGAAGTATTCCAACCCCAAGCATACACAGCACCATTTGCCGCAGCAGCTATTGAATGTTGCCAACCTGCACCAACACTTATCCAAGATCCTGAATCAATTTGAACAGGATAAGATTTTGTTACAGTTGTATTATCGCCAAGCTGGCCATTACCATTATAACCCCATGCCCAAAGAGAACTATCTGAATTTCTAATAGCAAGTGTATGGAATCTTCCTGTTGCTATTGATTTCCATGATGAATAAACACCTGCTGCAGCAATCTGTACTGGTGATGAGCGATTAATCGTATCGCCTTGACCCAGTTGACCAGAATTGTTTAAACCCCATCCAAATAAAGCAAAATCTGATTTTGTTGCTATGGTTGTATTAAATCCAGCAGATACTATTGACCATGAAGAAGAACCAATTTGTATTGGGCTTGTTTTCTGTACAGTTGTACCATCACCAATTTGACCAAATGCATTATTACCCCAAGCATAAAGACCACCAGTTTCAGCTAAAGCAATCGAATGATAATTACCTGCACTTACTGATTTCCAAGAACGTGAAGAATTTAATAATGTTGGAGAAGATTTGCTTATAGTTGTGCCATCACCTAACTGGAAAGAAGAATTGTTGCCCCAGCCCCACAAGGAACTATCAAGGCTTCTAATAGCAAGCACATGGCCGTTTGCCAAATTACTTGCTGAAATTACTTTCCAAGAATCATATGTTGTTGGAGCATAAGCAGTAACATATGTTGGCGTTGATCTAGATATTGTAGTACCATCACCAATTTGACCTATTACGTTATTGCCCCACGCATATAATCCACCAGACTTGTCAATTGCCATCATATGATTATTGCCAGAACTTATTGACACATATTCATTTGACCAATCAGCAAGAACACTTATAACGTTTGCATTTGAAACATTACCTGATGTCGTTAATGTCAATATAGTGTTTGCACCATTTGTAATTGTGTTACTGTGACCAATTAATAATGTTGAATTTGCTGTTAATGTAACATTGGCTGATGGTATAAAGCTTGCATCATACAATGCTGTTCCTTTAACAATGTGGAAGTTAGCAATGTAACCATTAAAATCATCATTACCAGTAGCAGGAAATACTCCAGTAGAATTAAGATAATTTCCAAATGTGGTGTTAACAGCTATTGTTGCTCTAGTTGCAGTTGTAAATGCGGCGGTTTCTAATCTTCCATTAATCCACATGGAAAACTTTCTATTCTTTCTTGTTACTGCTACGTGATACCATTTACCTACTGTCCAAGTTGTTGTACTGTTAAATAAATTAGTTGCTTCTGAAAAAGCTCCAAAAGAAAATCCAATTGTGTTCCCTGGCCTTAAACTTAAAATCCAACCAGTTAAACCAGCAGTTTGTCGCCATTGAGCTCCTAATGTTCTCTGATTGGATACTCCGGCATTTGCCAAAGAATTGAACCAACATTCAACAGTAAAATCTGTTGACAATATATCGATGTTGCTATTAGCAGTTACAGTTAAGTAATCACCAACACCATCAAAATATATACCATTTTTGTTATAAAAAGGGATAAATGGCTTTGGAACAACTACAGGAGAAGATTTATTTACTGTAGTACCATCACCAAGTTGGCCTGAATTATTAAGACCCCATGTGTATGCATAACCATCAGTTGCAACCGCACCAGTTGCATTATTTCCAGCACTTACAGCTGTCCATGATGAAAAACCAATTCTAACTGGTGTAGATTTGCTTACAGTTGTACCATCACCAAGTTGTCCAAATTGATTATTACCCCATGCCCAAAGAGATGAATCTATTGATCGAATTGCGATAGTATGAGAATTGGAAGATGAAGTTGAAATTACTTTCCAAGAATCATATGAAATTGGAGTCAATTCTGTATGTACTGTGGTTGGATATGATCTGGTTATTGTGATTCCGTTACCAAGTTGACCAGATGTGTTAATGCCCCACATATACAATGTATTATTACTAATAGCTGCTGTATGTGTATTGCGTAAAGAAACAGAGCTTATATTATTTGCAGCATTTAAAAATGGATTATAACCAGGATTAAAATATTGTCCAGTACCACTAACTATTCCACTTTGTGTTAAAATAAATTTATTATTTGATGCATCTGTTACGACATCATCTTGAAGAACCAGCAATACTGTGTTTGCGGTTGCTGTTAAACGGCTTTGTGGTGGTGTTGTGTTTGCAGTATAGAGTGCTTCACCTTTAACAATTCTAAGGTTTGAAATAAAACCAGCATATCTACTCCAATTTGAATATCTGTATTGACCACCAATATCTAAAATTTCATCGTTGGTTAGATTTATGTTAAAGCTGTTATTTGTAGATACTATATTTCCATCAATGAATAGACGAAGCGTTGAGGCACTTCTAGTCACGGCTATATGATACCAAGTGTTCATTGAAAGCTTAGTTGCATTTGGTTCTTGTACAGCAATATATCCATAACCTGTCCCTGATCCTGCTTGATTATTACCGTAAATGAAAGCAACACCGCCAGTCATTTGCAAACCTCCTGGTAATATCAAAGCCCATTGTCCGTCTGAACCTGTTGGACTAGAACCAAAACGTTGAAGCAACATTCTGTTTGTGCCGCCAGCAACTCCTATTGGATTTGCAGAATTCATCCACATTTCTATGGTAAAATCACCAGGTAAATCTAAAGAAGAATTTGTATTTGCAGTATTTAATATTAAGTTTCCAGATGCTTCAAAGTATACTGAACCAGTATTTGCAGTTCCAACTTTAAGAATTGCTGGAGTAGATTTATTTAAAACTGTGTAGTCGCCAAGTTGACCAGAAGTATTCAGACCCCACATATACATCGCACCATTTGATGATACGCCGGCTGAATAGTATTGTCCAGCAGAAACGGATGTCCATGTTGATGTTCCAATTAATACTGGTGAAGATTTTGCAATTGTTGTTCCGTCACCTAGTTGTCCTTGTGCATTATTTCCCCAACTCCATAGTGATCCATCTTCACGAACACCAAGAATATGGTTTTGGCCAAGACCAATGGATTTCCAAGAATAATACTTCTTAGCAAATGTTCCAACATTGACAGGAGAATTAACGAATGGTATTGATAAATTATATTTTCCTAATTGACCATTAGCATTTGATCCCCAAATATACAAAGAGTTGTTAGCTGAAATTGCCGCAATATGGCGATTACCAGCAACAATATCTTTAATTAATGAATTTGCAAGAGTTGGAACAATAACAGGTGAAGTTTTTCCAATTACTGTGGTATCACCAATCAAACCTTGTGCAGTACCACTCAAATCACCTACAGAAAATACTCCACCAGAATGGTCTAATAGATGTGCTGTAAATTTTGTAGTAACAATTTTTTCTATACTATTTCCTGATGGAAAACCTTTTGCAACAATTACCGGTGCAGATTTACTGGTGATTGCATTATCACCTAATTGACCTGAAGTACCAAGACCCCAAGCAAACAAATGATTTTTTGCGGTATTAGCAGTAATAGCATAATTGGTTGCTGAACCAGCAGAAATATCACTCCAATAATATTGTGTGTTTCCTGATTCTGTTGAAACTAATACTGGTGATGATTTACTTACTGCGGTACCATCACCTAATTGACCTGAAGTACCAAGACCCCAAGCATACAATCTGCCTTTATCATTTATAGTTAATGTATGGCTATCACCAGCAGCAACAGTATTAGCTAGTAAATATTCTGAATCTATTGTTAATGCACCATAACTAGTTCCACCTGTTGCAAACACACTTGGTGCAAAATTGTTAACTAAAGTAACGTTACCAAATTTTGTAATTGTTAAACCATTTCCAGAGGTATCTGTTAGTGTTGGTGAGTTTAATGTTAATAGTGATGTATTTGCAATTGCAGTTAGTGCTGATGTTGGTGTAGCAAAGTTAACGGTGTATAATGCCGTGCCTTTAAGAATACGGAAATTTGTAATATAGCCTTTCAAAAGATTGTTACTTGGATCTTTACCATCTCCAATCGTTAAAACATAAGGATTATTAACGTTTGTTGTCCATGATCCAGAACCTTTTTCAACACCATTAACAAATATTTTTAATATTCCAACAGAACGAGCAACGGCTATATGATGCCATGCACCTTTGGTTACATTTGCATTAGATGTTAATACTTGTGGTGTTTCTCCATTTATAATTTGTGAGAATTTTAATTCACCTGTTGTATACCATACTAAACCATATGTTCCTGATGCTGAATCTTCAAATTGTCGTTTAACAAAAAATCTAAAATCGTTTGTTTGAGTTGAACTTATATAAGTCCAAAATTCAATAGTAAAATCTTGTGTGCCAAAATTTAAAACCGAATTATTACTAACTTCTAAGTAATCTCCTGAACCATCAAAAAAACCAGAATATGTGCTAAATGTTTGAGAACCTATCTGTGCAGGTAATGATTTGTTGATTGTTGTACCATCACCTAATTGACCAGAAGAATTTAAACCCCATGTCCAAATAGTTCTGTTATTTGCAATAGCAACAGTATGTGAGCCTCCTACTTTTGCCATATACCATGGGTTTTGATTTTGTGTTGTAGAAACTGCATTGTATGCCGATCTACTTAATGTAGTACCGTCACCTAATTGACCTTGAGAATTTAGACCCCAAGCGTATAATGTTCCGTTTAATATTCCAACTGTGTGATTGCCAGTTGAAGATGCATCAGCAAAAGACCAAGATGAATATTCTGCAAATTCATAATTTTCTGCTGCGCCTGCAGCCCAAACAGGAGCCGATTTTGATACTGCTGTGCCATCACCTATTTGTCCTGCTGTACCAACACCCCAACCATATAGTGAATTGTTTGATGAGATTGCCAATGTTGTTGTTAATCCACTCGAAACAATTGTATATGAACTTCCAATTACAACAGGTACAGATTTGTTAACTAAAGTATTATCACCTAGTTGACCAGAAGTGTTTAAACCCCAACCTAACAATTCATTGTTTTCTCTAACTGCAAGAGTTTGAGCGCTGCCTGCCGTAACATCAATAATGTTATTACTAAACAATACTGGTAATGATCTACCAACTGTTGATCCATCACCTATTCCTAACTGAAATGAACTGTTTAAACCCCAAACATAAAGACCGTTTGCACTTGTTATGGCAGCAGTATGTGTGCCACCAATAGAAATGTCTTTCCATGTTCCAGAAAAATCTGTATTTGCATTTCTTGTAAACACCAAAACAGGCGAAGATTTTGCAACTGTTGTACCATCACCAAGTTGACCTTGAGGACTTTGACCCCAAATGAATAAGTTTCCATATGAATCTATTGCGGCCGAATTTGAAATTCCAGCATCAACAATAGACCAGCTTGTGTTTGGTCTATAATGTACTGGAGATTCTACAAAGACAGGAATATTTCTTGTTAAAATGGCATTTTCACCTAATTGACCTGAAGCACCACCACCCCAAACAATTAAATTATTTGATGATGTTACACCCATTGAGTGTGAACCACCGGCAGAAATATTAATGAAAGAATTGTTAGATGTTGTCCATGGACTAAAACCAGTCAACATCATTTTACCTGATATGGTATTGAAAACAATATTATTATTTGAACGGTCTTTATATGAATCAGCAGAGAACATTAACAAATGTGTGTTTGCAACTGGTTCTAATGATTGTGTTGGATGTTGGTTGTTTGCAGTATATAATGCTGATTTTGTAAATCTAAAGTTGGAGATATATGCTGTTGCAGCTTGTGTACCTACCAATGAACCTGCTGCCAAGTTTCTACCACCAAAGTTTGCAATATTTCCTGTAGTTGTGGTACCCGTATAAGTGTTCTGTGATTCTAGTTGGCCGTTAATATACATTCTATAAACATTATCAGTAGATTTTACAACGGCAAAATGGTGCCAAGTATTTCCTGTAAATGTATTAGTTGAAGTTAAACTATGTGCAATTACAGCTGATGTTGTTGTTTCTTGTGCAAAGTAAAATTTACCAGTAGATTGATCCCATTGACACATTAAAGCATTTGCAAATGTGCCACTAGTAAATCCAACATTATAGAAAAATCCTGTGAGTATTGGGTATATCCAGCACTCTACGGTAAATTCACTTCCTGATTGACCTGGATGTAAATTATCGTTAGCTGTAGTCATCAAGTAGTTTGTTGAACCACGCAACACTAATGAATTATTTGATGAATTAACATTTACTGGAGTTAGTTGATTTGCAAATTTTGCATCAATAGGTAAACCTGAATTTGTAAGAGTATTATCACCTAATTGATATGTTGTGTTATTACCCCATGCATACAAAGTATTGTTTGCTGAAATTGCTAAAGTATGTGCAACACCAGTATCAACTTTAGTCCAAGATTGTGTATTAACTCTTACAGGAGAAGAACGGTTTACTAGATCATTTGGACCTTGTGCCAATTGTCTTTGACCATTAAATCCCCATGTCCACAATGAACCATCAGATTGTAAAGCTGTAACGTGGGTGAATCCTATGCTAGCGGATGTCCATGATTGGCTTCCATTTGCAGCAAAATTTAACGATCTCAGTAAAACAGGATGAGATTTTGCAACAACAGTTAAATCTCCTAAAGCACCTGCACCATTATTGCCCCACAACCACAAGTTACCGTCTGTGTCAATTGCCGAAGAATTTGAAATTCCAGAATTTATTATTGACCAAGATGCAAAGTATCCAACTTGTACAGGTGAAGATTTGTTTACTGTTGTACCATCACCTAATTGTGCAGAAGCATTACCACCCCATAACCATAGATTGCCTACTGAATCTACTGCTGATGAATGTGAAGCTCCAGCACTCAAATTTGTAAATGAACTTGTTGAAGATATTTTAACTGGTCTAGATTTATTAATCGTTGTACCATCACCAAGTTGGCCTGTGGCACTTGAGCCCCAACTTAATATTGTGTTGTTTGATGTTAATAAACCTAATGTGTGTGCTATGCCAGCAGAAACTAAACTAAATGATTCTAATGTATCTACTTTAACTGGTCTAGATTTATTGATAGTCGTACCATCACCAAGTTGGCCTGTAGAATTTAAACCCCAAGCATATACTGTGTTGTTTGCAAGAACACCGGCTGTGTGTGAGTTACCAACACTTACACTTATTAATGTTTCTGGATCAGCAATACGAACAGGTACCGATTTGTTTACTGTAGTACCATCACCAAGTTGACCAACAGTATTTGTGCCCCACATATACAATGCATTATTTGATAATAATCCTGCACCTGTTGTGCTTGATAGTGATGCATAAACAGAAGTCCAAGAACCTACTACTGTAGTAAGTCTAACTGGTCTAGATTTTGATACTGAAGTACCATCACCTAATTGATATGTTGTTCCATTTGTTCCCCATGCAAACAATGAATTGTTAGCTGCAATGGCATATGTAAAGTTTAATCCTGCGGCAACTCTTAACCAAGAACCAGAATCAATTAATACTGGTGAAGATTTGTTTATTGTACTGCCATCACCTAACTGACCACCAGAATTTAAACCCCAACCCCATAGTGAAGAATCATTTGAACGAATAGCAATACTATGAGATGAACCAGAAGATATAGCAGACCAAGAATATAAACCAACTCTTGCTGGAATTTGAACAGGTGATGATCTGTTGATTGTTGTACCATCACCAAGTTGACCAACAGTATTAACACCCCATGTAAATAAATTTGCAGTTGTTGTTATGCCTAATGAAGCTGTACTAGATTCTGAAACGTTTACAGAAGTCCATGATAGTGTTCCAATTTTAACTGGTAAAGATTTGCTTACAGTTGTGCCATCACCAAGTTGGCCTGTTGAAGAAGAACCCCATGCAAACAATGCATTATTAGCTGCAATAGCAACAGTATGAATTAATCCAGCAGCAACATCTCTCCAAGATGTGCCTATACTAATTTGAACAGGTGCAGATTTGTTTATTGTGGTACCATCACCCAATTGGCCAGAAGAATTTAAACCCCATGCCCATAATGTATCATCATGTCTGATTGCAACAATATGATTTGAACTTGCGGCAATTACTTTCCATGACCAGTTTCCATAAATTTCATTAATTCTAACAGGAGAAGATTTATTTACTGTGGTGCCATCACCAACTTGACCAGAAGAATTTAAACCCCAAACATATAAACTATTATTGGCCGCAACAGTACCACTATTCGTGGCTCCTGCTGATGTAACTATTGCAGTATGTCCAGTTAATATTGTTGGTGTTGATTTATTTACTAATGTATTATCACCAAGTTGACCTGAAGCATTACCACCCCAAACATACACTTGATTATTTGAAGAAGTTGTTCCAATTGTATGAGAAAAACCAGCATTTACTGTAGACCAATTTGGTCCTAAGTTAACTGGTGATGATTTATTAATTGTTGTACCATCACCGAGTTGGCCTGTTGAATTAATACCCCATGTAAATAAAACTCCTGCTGTTGTAATACCAGCAGAGTGTGCAAGTCCAGCAGAAACTACAGACCAAGAAGATACTCCAATTTTTGTTGCCCATGATTTTGCAACTGTTGTACCATCACCAAGTTGACCAGATGATCCAAGTCCCCAAGCAAACAACGCACCATCAGAACTTCTAATTGCTAATGCATGAGATTGACCAACAGAAATTGCTTTCCATGAAGAATAAATTCGTGAAGTTGGTACAGGTAGTATTGTTGATCTATTAACTGTTGTGCCACCACCAAGTTGACCAGAAGCGTTACCACCCCAAGTATAAAAATTTCCATAAGTATTTGCATTAGAAATAAGAGCAACACTATGTGAAGCACCAGCAGAAACAATATTAAACTCTAATCCTGTGTTTGCTATAGCATATGGAGTAACACTATTTGTTGCAATTGGAGTGCCAGTAGCCGATACTATATGATTATATGGAGAATTGTCAATGAACGTTGATGACTGACAAGTTAATAATACAGTATTTGGAATTGCAGTTAATGCTGATGTTGGTGGAGTAAAGTTAGAAGTATAGACCGCAGTACCGTTTACCAAACGAAGATTTGAAATATGTCCACCAAATCGCATGGTACCATTTCTACGTTGTCCTATAACCCAAGATAAATTACTATCATTAATTGAAACTGCGAAATCTGAAAGTGTTGCTTCATTTACGCCATTAACATATACTTTGAATGTGTTACCACTTCTAACAAAAGCAAAATGATACCAAGTATAATCTTGAATAGTGGTAGTTGCCATGAGGCTGGTCTGATCTGTACTGTTATTATAAGCAAGAGATCCATAAAGCTTTTTATTAGAAATTCCAGTACCAATACTCGAATTTGTATCAGGACGAGAACTAATTTCCCATTGGCTAGCCGTTAATACTTGTGTTAAAGGTACCACATCATGTCTAACCCAATACTCTAATGTAAAATCATTTGTACCTAAAGTAAAACTTGCACTATCTGGAACGGCTATCATGTCACCGTTGCCATTAAAAAAGTTCGAATAACTTTGATATGTTGCTCCGGCCGAAAGTAAAACTGGTGCAGATTTGTTTATGGTTGTACCATCACCAAGTTGTCCTGTTGAATTAAGACCCCAAGCATATAATCTATTTGATGAGTTTATTGCTATAGCGTGTGACAATCCAGCACTAACTTCTTTCCATTTTGTGTTAGCACTAATTAAAGTTGGTGAAGATTTGTTTACTGTTGTACCATCACCTAATTGACCAACAGTATTAACACCCCAAGCCCATAATGAAGAATCATCAGCTTTAATAGCAACAGCAAAAGAAGTACCTGCTGAAATATGTTTCCAAGAACTTTGTCTATATAGAATTTCACTTGATTGTGATAATTGTGGTAATAAAAGCTTTGCAGACTGAGAATTTCCTGTAAATGGTAATCCTATTTCTCCATAAACGTTTGTTCCCCAAGCATATAAATTGCCAGTATTTGCACCAACTGCATAAGCAACTCGATCATTTTTACCTGAACTAACTAAAGAAAAAGATACATCTCTTAATTCATAATCAGAACCAATTTGTACAGGAGTTGATTTGTTTACGGTTGTACCATCACCAACTTGACCTTGAGCATTTAAACCCCAAGCATACATTGTGTTACCAGTAATGTTTGCTAATCCTGGTGTTACTATATTCCATTCTGAACTAGTAAAAGGATTAAATCCTCTTGCAACTGCATTACCTGTTGTTACAACTCTATAACTTGTACCATTATTTGCAGTAGAATTATCAACAATTGTTGACGACTGGCAAGTTAATAATACAGTATTTGAAATTGCTGTTAGGCCTGTTGTTGGTACAGTAAATGATTGTGTTGTGTAAAGAGCAGTGCCTTTAAGTATCCTTAAATTAGAAATATATCCATAAAAGTTTCTTAGTAAAGTTCCTCTATCTACTCCTATATCAATAAAAGTAGGATTTATATCAGAAGAATCAACAGACCAATACCCTGCAATCGAACCATTTATATACATTCTTGTGTTTGATGATTGCCTAGATAATGCAATATGAGACCAAGCATTAGATGTTAATGCTATACTAGATGTAATTCGGTCATTATTACCATTGTAATACTTTATTCTGTCGGTGTCTGATGGAGAAGCTGAGTTATATATATAAAGTTCAATAGATCCACCCAAACTTACAATTCTATAGTCACGATCATCTGTTGTATTTGGATTTGGTTTTGAATAATAAATCCAAGCTTCTATTGTAAAGTCACTTGTGCGTAATTGTGTATTTGCTGTTGTAGTGACTGTTAAATAATCACCATTACCATCAAAAAATACAGAATTATTTGTTGTGTTGCTTGCAGTTAACGAAGTAATTGCAACTGGTGAGTTTCTATTGAGTGTGAAACCATCTCCAACCATACCACTCACACCAGAACCCCAAGCAAATAATGCATTATTGCCAGAATAACCAATACTTGTATTTAATGTTGTAGTATTTGAATATATTTTTCCTGCTGTTGTTAAATTATTAATTGAGATATCGTTCCATCTACCAAGTTCATATATTGAATTAACGCTAATCTGAACAGGTGATGATCTTGTTGTTACAGTTCCATCACCAAGTTGACCTGAAGCATTACCACCCCAAGTATATAAATTTTTAGTTGTTGATAAGCCAACAGTATGTGAAGAACCAGCAACAACTTTATTAAAATGAGCACCAGCCACATAAGGTTTTATTTTAAAAGAGCCATCAAATCTTTCGCCTGCTCTGGTTATTGTAAACTGATTATTTGATGCATCAATAATATTATTATTTGCTGAACCATCTCCTGTTATCAACAATATTGTATTTGCATTTTTTACAATTTCTTTTGGTGGTTCAAACGATGCTCTACTTGAACTAGTATTTGAATATAATACTTGATTTTTTACAATATGTAAATTACTAATAAAACCTCGCCAATTAGAATAACCATTATTGCTTGGCACCCCTTGGCCAGGATCATAATGACCTTGACCTATTGTAGGTTGATTTGGTCGATTTCTAATTGCATGAGGATAATTTGCAGAACCATAAGAAACACCATTTACAAATAAAGTGTGAGTGTTACTTTGGCGTGTGACGGCTACATGATACCAATTATTAAGAACAATAAAGTTGGAAGGTGTTGAGAGTGTTGGATTAAACTGCGATATTGCAACAGCCTTTAATGATAAATTAGAATCTACGTATATAGCAAAATCTGAAGGAGGATATGGATTTCCTACTTCACCAAATTGAATAATAACTCTGTTACTATCATAAGTTGTTCCACCAGCAGCTGCTGTTAAAGGAGCTACCGTTAAATAAAACCATGCTTCTATAGTAAAATCATTATAACCTAAATCAAAAACAACATTATTTCCTGAAGGTGCTAAGTAATCATAATGATCTGCTGTATCTGTTCCTCTAAAAAATATTGAATTTTTTGTATAATAAAAATTATTTGAAACTGCAACAGGTGTAGAACGAGTAACTAATGATTTGTCACCTAATTGTCCAGTAGCATTTGAACCCCAAGTATAAATGATATTGTTAGATGTTAAAGCTGCTGAATGATTTAATCCTGAAGATACAGAAGTAAAAGAAGAAAATCTATCTCTTGCACGATCCCAAGCGTTTACCAATACAGGAGAACTTCTTGATAGTGTTGAATTATCTCCTAGTTGACCTGTAGCATTTAGTCCTAATCCAAATAATTTATCTCCTAATCCTGTTTGTTCATTTACAGAATCTTTAAATAAAACATATGTAGAATCTTGTCCTACATACACATTAGACCAATTCTTTTGATTTACCCAACGAACTGGTTCAACACCTTCAATTATTTGTAAAGTATTTGGCAATGCTATTAACGGAGTTGTTCTGTTAACAGTAGTTCCTGTTCCTAATTGACCTGCAGCATTTCTACCCCAAGTAAAAAGTACACCATCCATTGTCAATGCTGCTGTATGTGTTGCACCTAATTTAACTTCTTTCCATGACAATGTTGAATTTGTCAATACTGGTGATGATTTGCTAGTTGTGGTAGCATCACCTATTTGACCAGTTGCATTATTTCCCCAAATATATAAATTACTTGTATCAATTGTAAAACCACCAGAGTTAAATCCTCCTGCAAGTGGTGATGTCCAAGTATAAATGTATGCTGCATTTGGAGTTGAAATTGCTACAGGAGAAGAACGAGATGTTAAATAACCATCACCAATTGAAAATGCACTATTACCCCATCCATATAGAGCACCAGTTGTTTGTATTGTAAATACCGTTCCTATCTTATCATCAGCAGAAACAAAAGTATAAGATAATAATCCAACTTGTACTGGTGATGATCTGTTTACTGTGGTGCCAGCTCCTAATTGACCTTCATTATTTCTACCCCAAGTATATAAAGCACCACTTACTTGTAACGTTGCAGCAGTAAATTGTCTACCAGCTGCAACCTTACCCCAAGATAAAGAACCAATTTTTGTTGGTGAAGATTTGCTTCCTACCGAAGAATCACCAATTTGTCCAGCTACGTTATTTCCCCACGCAAATAATCCAAAAGCTTGTATACCTGCGGTGTGATCTTCACCTGCACTTACAGTTGTCCATGAAAGTGAACCAACCTGTATTGGTGAAGATTTACTTATTGTTGTTCCATCGCCAAGTTGACCAGTTGCATTATAACCCCAAGTAAACAATGAACCTGTGCTTGTAATACCAGCAGTATGTGAATGTGATGTTGATACTGTAGACCAAGAACTGCTTCCTATTTGAACAGGAGAATCTTTATCTATTGTTGTACCATCACCAAGTTGTCCTAATTCATTGTTACCCCAAGCAAACAATGCACCTGTTGTTGAAATGGCAAATGTGTGATTGCTTTCGGCTGCAACAAAAGTCCAAGAATTTGTTCCTAATTGTGTTGGTGTTGTTCTGCCTAATGTATCACCAAAACCAAGAGATGAACCTGGTTTACCCCAAGAATACAATTCACCCAATGTTGAAATCGCAACAAAGTGAGAATCACCTGCAGCAACAGTTGTAAAAGAATTTGATGATGATAATGGTTTTGGAGAATAAGATGATTCTACTGCATTTGTACCCCAAGTATACAGTCTACCTTGAGTTGATAGTCCAATGTGAGCT